ATAAAAAAGGCTAGCCATTTCTGACTAGCCAACAAAACTATATAAGGAGATTATCCAAATCTAGGTCATTTACGTCCAACCATTTATTTTCTTCTTTATTTCTGTAAAACCATTCAGCAGCAGTTTTTGGACTCGCTACTTCAATAGTTTGTAAATCGTTGTATGCTTTTTCAGTCATTGGTAACTGAATAGGAAACATCTCCAAAGCCAATGTTAAAACAAGTTCTGCAATCCTTTTATTTTCCCCTTTATTTAGTTAGTACAATCTGAAATGAAAGCATACATTTTAGCTATCATTTCTTCTTTAGTTAGTGTTAGAAAGTTTTCTTCAGTAACAAAGACTAAACAAGTTGTTGCCCAGGATATTTCTCCTCTAGCAAGTCTCATTGAAGTTTTTGTTTCCCACTCTACAGGGTCCTTATTAAAGAGTTTTGCGAAAGCTACAATCGAATCATCTGGTTTTGGGTCAATAGCTTTCTTCATAAGAAAGTAGTAGCCCTTTCTAGATTTATCAAGTCTTTCATATGCGTAATCTACAGCCTGCTCAACTGTATAACCTTTCCTGATTACCCATTTAACATAATCTTTGTCTGGTTCAAGGCCTGCCATTAAATAGTTGTAAGGTTCTGTTTTCTCGTAGTATACAATGTCACCATTTCTCTTTACAGTAACATTTTCTTTCTTTGGTTCATAAGCGAAAAGCGAACCAGCCATCATCAAAGTAATAATAAAAAGTGTAATCTTTCTCATATTTTGTATCTCCTATCGTATGCTTTTATATTATAAACTTTTTCAAGTTTACCCTGTAAATCTAATACTTTTTTTCATTTTTCTTCATTTTTATTCTCCTATTTACATCCTTATTATTTGTCTTATTGGTTTATTACAAAGGTCTGCAAATGCACTTATGCTTTGTTTTACAATGCCTTCTTGTCTTACTGGTATCTGTCTGCTAGGCTTATTTGTTTCTGTTATTACTTCTTCTTTTTCTACAGTCTCAGGTGTGTTATAAGAAGAAGAACAAGAAGAAAGAGTATATTTACTACTTATAACAGATAAGTCCAAGTTACAAAGTCTATCTTCTAATACTAAATAACCATCAAAAGACAGTTCCATAACTTCACAGTTTTCTTTTATAGATTTGAAGTATTCCAAGAACTTGTCTTTTGCTTCTAATAAGTCATTCCAATCTTCTTCAGTCATAGCCTTATAGCGATACAACGTTCCACGGCTTACTTCAATCTTTCCAGATAATGCTTCTACTGCATTGATAAGTTTGTTACATTTCTTTACCAAGATAGACTTTCCACGTGCATTTGTTGTATCTTGATGCTTTACATAAGAAGAATCATAGTTATTGATACAATACTGCAAGCAAGCCTTTGCAGTAGACTTGATTTCTTGTACTGTTTCTGGCCCCTTATCAAAGTATTTACCTGCCTTTTCTGCAAGTCTATTTGCTTCTTCTAATACCCAAGAATATGTAGGTGCTACACCATTACATCTATTCATTTCCTTGAATATTGCTACATCAAGATAATGAACCAAATAGTTATTTCTTCCATTTTCTGGGCTAAACATTGTTTCTTCTATCTGCTTCTTTGTCTTCTGTCTTGTAATCTTTACTGGTTTATTATCAGTCTCAGGTGTGTTATAAGAAGAAGAACAAGAAGAAAGAGTATATTTACTACTTATAAGCGATAACTTCTGAATGAAATCATTTCTATTTACTGGAAGTTCATTGTAGATAACTGATTCAAAATCTTCATAATATGGATTCTTACAAGCAGGACCATTGAAACACAAATCTGCATCAAATCCAGTTATAGAAGACCATACACTAGATAATCTTTTGATTGTTACATTGAAGTTTCTTGTATTGTATACGTTGTCAGTATTTTCAAATGGCTTATCCAGAAACCAACCTATCTGTGCATGTTTAGTTTTAGGATTACGGATAATGTATGAAACCTTTGGCAAGTTTGACTTGATACAGAAATCATTTACTATTGATTCAAGTGCAGATAATGATTCATATTCAATATCACTGTCAACTATAAGAACTTCCCTTCTGAAACAGTTTAGACCATAAGAAACAGTTGGATAATCAAATACTGATTCCCAAGCACTTCTAATGTTCATACCTTCCAAAGGCTTGATTCGTAAGATTTTCTTGATTTTCTTTTCACCAACACGGTGTATGATTTCACCATTCTTGTAAACATTTCGTTTATATTCTTCATTTGTAGTAACAGTTATAGTATCTTGATAGTTTGATGACTTTGTACTTGTTACAAGAATGTTTCTATTCTGTTTACAGTCTGGATTGTTTTGTTCACCAATGTACATTCCAATACGTTTGTTTCCAGTACCATTAGTGATTTCACGATTTGATGTTAGATATGATTTTGTTTGATTTGAAATAAGCATACGCACTTCCTCTTCCTGTTGGTCATTGCAACCACCAGCTTCGTACGAAGAAGAAGTGGATGCTTTCTTGTTTTTATAATAGTATAACAATGAATATCCTCTGCTACCGAATGCTAAAGCCTCGAGGCAAACGATAGCAGAAGCATTCATTTTACTTTATTTAGAAAGCAAGTTTCGAACCTTGCATTCTATATAGTTAGTGTGATTTGTGAAAAAGCAACTTTTACTGTATCTGTTACAATAGTTATATTAACTGTAACATCTACTTATTTAGTAGATTTTATAAAAACCTATGGTTTTTCTTATCTGTTTCAAGATGATTATGTCTGTGGATTCAAGGCTTTATCTGTTACAAGGTAGTATCTGTTACAGATATAAACATTGTTTCAATATACTGAATCAGTATTTTTACCTACACGTTTTGACTATTGGTATAGCGTGGCACGCAGTGCCATCCCGTTCCCATTAGTTATAATATGTTGTATAAGAAATAACTTCTTTCAAGACTCTAAGTTAGAGTATGTACTCTAAGATATATGGGCAACTTTTACTACTCTTCTCCATTAGTAATGTGTTTGGTGGAACATTTTTAGGACAGATAAAAATCTAAGAAATCTAATATATACATAAACTTCAACTAACTGAACAGGAGAAAAACATAATGGCATTATACAATAAAACAGACAAAACCGAGTTCTTTCCTACTCCACAGAATCTTGTTGACAAACTTTGGAGTTTCTTTCCAGAAGAACTGGTAGGAAAGAATGTAACCGTATTTGACAGTTGTGCTGGAGCTGGAGCACTGTGCAGACCGACAACATTACCAGAAGGGAACTTTACCTTCATTCAGTGGGACCTGAACCCTAGGGCAGAAGACATTGAACAACATGACTTCTTTGCTACGGAACTTCCAGAAGCAGACATTGCTATCTGTAACCCCCCCTTTGGGATGAAGAAGGAATGGGTAGCAAGACTTTTGAGTAAATACAAGTATGTTATTCTACTCTGTCCTAAAAGTGCTTTTGTAGAGAACTGGGATGCAGTATTGGAAAGTGGCAAAGAGCCAGACCTTACCATAGAGAACATGTCTTCTTTCAGGGGAGCCATTACGACCCCTATCATGATAGGGATTCTGAAGCAGTTACCCCCATTTCATCAGCCAATGACTTCTAAAGAAAAGAAGACACTATTCAAACAATACATTGACAGACTGGTACATGAAAGATGTCACCTGGAAGAATGGCGTAAGGCTTTTGCATACAGTGCTGAACATCCAGAACTTACCGCAGGTGATGGAGTAGTTTTGAAGAAAACTGAATATTCAGATTGGAACGACGGTTTATTGTTGGATAGTTCTGTATTTATTGAAAGTACGAGACCACACCAATGGAGAGCCGACATCTTTTGGATGAAATCCAACAAGTCAAGAAACAATGTTTGGACTTGGTATAGGGCAAAAGGTAAAGATAGTTTAGCTCATAAAGTTATTTTAGGTATGAATAAGGTAGATGGGTCGGTAGAAGATGCCTTTCCTAAAATCGACTGGGAAGCAATCAGTGACCATCCATTATGGAAAGAAGGTGACTATGACGAAGCCGTTCTTGACATAATGGGATTGAAATGGAATGAAGCCCACGACGGTGTTGTAAAAAAGTAATATAGTCCCAAGTCTTATTCTACTTTTGCATTTCAAATGTACTAACTAAGTATATAGGAGATTACATTATATGATTAGTGCAATGAAACAGCAATACTTTACTGATTTTAACATCGACTTGGATAAAGCAAAGAAAAGAGCTTTAGTTAATACAGAAAATGGAATGGTTACTGCCGCAACAGAAATGTTGGGTGAAGAAATCATTAGAAAGTTTAAGTTGTGGAATGAGTTATTTCCAAACTATCAGTCAGTTAAAAAGGCAACTTCTAAAAAGAATCAGACAGAAGGCATTGACTTTTTTATAACAGAAGAAGATGGCAATGTTGTCAATATTGACATCAAGGTATGCTGTGGTCCTGACTTTAGTTTCAATAAAGATTACTGCTATAGAAAACCTGAATGTTACCGCACAGTTGAACCTGCTGAAGGAACTATCAAAAAACAGGCTCCTATCGAACTTAGACAGAATGGTGCTAGAACATTTACTGGCAGAAAGAAAACAGACTACATTTTGTTCATTTTTGCTGATACATACGGTATTTCATATGCTAACCTCTTGTATGAAAACGTACTAAATATAGTAGATGGATGTATTGGCAGGTATGAAGAAGTTAAGGACGAACGCGGCTTCACAAGAAAAGTCTTTAATGAAGAGCGTGGTCCTTATAAACATTATACTTCTAATAACGGTAGTGGTGAGTATGTTTGCCATCCAGTTGTGGCAAAGATACTAAATATATAGTTTAATGTAACATAGAATAAGGCTTGTAACATTGTGAATGTTACATTAAGTTAAAAATGTTATTGAAGAGGAGAAAAGAAGTATGACTTATTCATTTGTCGAGATAGACCAGAAACTGGCAGAAATGGAAAAGAACGTAAAAGAACTGGTTCAGGTTACTTCTGAAACCAGGAAGGAAGCAGACGAAGCAAGGAAAGAAGTTCATGAACTATGGTGGACTGAAGTCTTGAGAAGAAAGTCAGAAAGAGTTTATGGCGGGCTGTAACTGGAAAATAGATGAGCAAGACACAAAATAAGAAAAGTAAGTTCAGGTCTACCAGTAAATGGAAATCATTCAGAAAGTCAATGAAAGACAAAAGAAAGATTGATGCCATTACTGGTAGACCATTGTTAAAAGGTTGGAATCTTCATCATTGCGATTTGAATGAAGCACATTATGAAGATGTTAGTAATGAGGACAACTTTGAATGTTTGAATAAAACAAGCCACGAGGTTGTCCACTGGCTCTTCAGATATAAAAACTGGAGAGAAGTGTTAAAGAATATTGAAGCACTGTTAGAAAAAATGGAGAAACTTAATGGAACAGGAAATATGTAGACAGATTTGGAACAGTGGATGTTACTTCCTCTGTTTGTTAAAGTTTTGTAATGAAGAAGATAATGCTATCAAATGGTACAAGAAAGCATTAGCCTTAGGTTATATGGAAGAGGACTGTTATATAAATAATCCTACTGCCATTCTTAAAATGATTACTGGTAAAAACTTTAATGTAGTTAAACATTCAGGTGCTTTTGCCGCCGATTTGATTATTACAAGATATTACAATCCTACAACTAAGAATAATCATTTTGTTATTACAGATGAAAATGCAGTTGTAAAGTATGACCCACTTGGAGAATCATATACAGTTAAAAATGGTTATCCTGAATCTTACAGATTGTTTACGGAGATTAAATAAATGACTATTGAACAGATTAAAGAAAAAAGTGGTTTGAGCCTTGACATTGCTGAAAGTTTGTATTGGAAATCTATTTGGCTTCGTGAGGCTGAACCGACTGAAAATATCAGCTGGAACAAAATGTTAAAGGATAGAAACTACAGATGTATGAAGAAAGATTCCTTGAACAAGCATTAGAGGAACTACAGAGCCTACGTGATGAGAATGAAGAACTTAAGCGTAAGCTCTCAGTTTACGAAGAGTTTGTTCAACAGACAAAAGAAATATTAGAGGAGAGGGGAAATGAAAAAAGCGGAATATGAAAAATACATCATACCGAGTGAGTTTGCAGCTTTATATGATGAATGGAAAGCAAAAGGAAAGCCGAAAGGAAATGATAAACTTTACACTCAGGTATGGTTTGGAGTAACAAATGCAGTAAAGGCTTGCGTTGGAGCTCTACAGGCAAGATACCATTGTAAGTATCAGGACTATGATGACAAGGTTATGGATTCAACAATACTTATTATGAATAAACTTCTAACTATGAATGACACACCAAAGAATATTGTCAATATGTGTTATCTACCAGTTTTGGGTGTTTGTTGTGGTCCAAAAGCAAGGCAAAAAGAGTTTGAAGATGCTATGTTATCAACTGATGTTCCTACTGAAGGTGGAGATACATTTGAAGATTTAATCAATGAAGATGGAGATGTTTCGTATACCAACTATTAAAAATAAAACTTAATGGAGAGTATATTGAAATGTGGCAAGCAATACAAGGTGTGCTTACTTCCGATAACTTTTGGAAATCTGTTATCGGAATAGGAGCACTTATTATTTTATTCGCAGTCCTTGTTAAGAAAGGACTTATTTCATTTAAGGGATATGGTTTAAGTGTTGGAACAGCAGAAAGTGAAAGAACCATAGTAAGACAACAGATAGAGTTTTGTAAGACTCAAACTGAAACTATGGCCAATCAACTTATTGATTCATACAAAGATGCAGATGAATGGAGAATCAAATATATCTGCGAACTAATCTATGATATTTGGATTGAAGCTATTTCTTATAATCACATCACAAAAGATTCATTTTACATTCAGAACAAGTTTGAAAAAGTTTGGGCAATCATATTAAAAGAAACATTTACTGAATCATTTTCTAATGATGAGTTTAAGAAAGTAGTATTTGAAGAATGTAAAAAGGTTATTGAACGTCTTGTTGATATAAAAGATTATTATTCAAAATAATAAGGGAGGACAGATGTGGTTAAAAAGATTGTTGTTTACGTTGTTGTTTGTATTATTCTTATCAGTGCCAGTTTTTTCACAGGAGCAGTCACAACCAAGCACAGACTTGTGGAACAACATAGAATGGAACTTGAACTTTCTAGACAACGAGCAGCTGCTCTCACAGATACGATTACAAGAGCTAGAGAAGAAGTTGGAGCAATCGGAGAAAGCCTGTCAAGACAAAGAACTAGTACAGCTGAACTTAGAGAACTCATTAGCGAAGTTAGAAGAAGATACGAAGCAATGGAAAACTTGCTCAATAGTGTTGGGTACAACGACAGTGACATTTGCAGTAACGACAGTCGTATTGATTCTAGTAATGGTGAATAATAAATGAAGAATATAAATGTTTATAAAAATAAACTTGGATTGCCTGAAAAGTACATCGATGAGCCAACTATTTCATTGATGTTAAGAAAGCCAGGCACTTTAAGTAAAAGAGAAAAGGAGTGGCTTATCTCATATGTTGCTTTACTTGAACTTAGAGATTTGAAGCCAACAATCAGCAGGGACAAACTTAGTGATGAGTTTGTAAAAACTATTAAAAAATAAAGGAAATAAAAGATGATTACATATACTTGCAGTGACTTAATCCGCCAAGCTAAAACAGTTGGTAATGTATCAAATGTAAATATGACGAACTTCGACTTGTCTACTACATTACTTAATACCGAGTACCAAAAGTTGTATGATAAGATTGTAATGGCTAACGGAGCAAACATAAAAGAAGAAAGATACTCAACTCCAGGAAAACCATTTGATATTCCTGAAGATTGTTATCATATTATCGGTGTGTATGTTGACAATGGAAATGGAAGACGTTTACTTCATAAATCGTCAGCACGTCAATACATCAAGGGAAACTATCGTATTGAAAATAACAGAATATTGTTTGATGGTTTTGACCCATCAGAAAGCATTGTTATTAAATACTCGACTTTACCACAGACATTAACTGCGCCAGATACACCTGAAGAGATTAACGTAGATGTAAAAGAAGTTGGTCTTGTTACTGACAAAGGTTTCTATTTCAAAGACTCAAATGATACTGAAATGTTTTACGACTTCTCATCACAGGAAGCAATGCCAAGAGATTTTAAGACTGCTTCAAATCGTTTCTTAGACCATACACTTGAGCTCAAGGATGGTATTATTACTTACAATGATACTGATGTTACTTACATCTTTGAAAGAGACGGTGTTGATATTGTATCATTAAAAGTATCTGACCCTTATGCTGTTGTAAACTACAGTGATAACCGCTCATTCATTTTCTATGGATTTGAAGGTGCTGACCAGCTAAACTGGAATGAGTCAAAAGGAAAAGAAACATATGGTGAAGTTTTAGGCTTCACTACAAACGATATTACAGGAAAAGGTTGTATTTGGAAAGATGAAAATGGGGACATCTATTACACATCATTTACACCAGATACATTATTAAACTACCCATCAAATACTTTCTTCCAGTTGCTTATTTATAGAGTAGCCGCTGCATTAACTGCATTAAATGGCGTTCAGAACCAGTATTTGATTGAAGTTCAGATTCCTGAAGCTGAAGTTGCATTTGCAGAACATCTTGCTAAAGATAATACTTCAACATTCAGAATGAACAATGATTTGTAAGGAACAATAAGTATGGGATTGTTAGGATTTAATACAAAGTTGGATTGGACTTTACCAAAGGTATTCAATAGAAAAAAGCCTGCTCAAACGCCTGCTCAAACTGGTAAGCAAGTTGCTGATACAATCTTTTATGTAGGAAATGCTAAATCTTGGGCTCCTGATATACATAAAGGTATTGAAAACAGTTCTTGGGTAAAGTCTATTGATTATGATGAAAGTAAACAGTTATTGACTGTTACATTTAGAGATGGATTTACAGCTCACTACCCAGATATAACAAAGGATGAGGCTACAGCTTTCGTTGAAGATGAGTCAAAAGGCCGCTATGTTTGGAAAGTACTGTATCACAGAAAATATTATTAAGAGGAAAACACGATGATGAATGACGGAGCTTTAATAGGAATGGCTTTTGGGAACATGATGGCTGACCAAACATTCCGTAATATTATTGGATTCAAACTTTTACAGGATGACAATAAAAATAATGATGGTGTAGGTATGGCTTTGATTGTGAATAACTCAAGTCCATTCAGAGATGTTGGAAAGTTTATGGTTCAGCCTCCTACTCTTGGTGGTTTGTTTCGGAAATAACTATTAAATAATAAAATAGAGGAGACAAAATAAAGATGAGTGTTACGCTTCGTGACCGATATGGTAGTGCCAAAGAAGTAGCTGGTGCAACAGCAGCTAATAAAGCCTCATTGGCAAATAAAGCTGCAAAACAAGCAGCAGCTATGAGCAACTCATCAAAGATGACACAAGCAATATTAGGTGCTCAGGCAGCTAATGATGCTGTTTCTAGTGGATTTGATGAAGGTATTGATAAAGGTGCTAATATGGCAGCTCAGGTTGCTTCAGAAGAGGCAAGAGAAAAGGAAAGAGAGCAGAATCAGAAACAGTTTGAGGCTTCACAGGCACAGGCTAAAGAAGAGGCTGCAAAAGACAGAGCTCATCAGTCAGAAGAAAATAAAAAGAACCGTATTTGGAACTTTGCTTCTCAGATTGGTGGTGCTATGCTTGGTGGTTTGTGGGGTTAATAGAATATGGCAGATAGAAAAGAAGAACTTAAGAAAGCAAAAGAAGCTGGTGAGTCTATTGTAGCGAAACAGTTTGCAGAACCAACAACTACTACTAAGCCAAGTGAGATTAGAAAGATAAACCACGGACACGGTTCTATTCTTTATCATTATGATGGTAAAGGATATAAAACAATGGAAGAAGCCCAGAAAGCAAAAGATGCTAAAGAAGGTACAACCTCTGATATGAAGAATGCTTCAACTGGTGATTCTCTTGTTGCTAAGCAGTTTGCAGAAAATGGTGGCAAACCTTATCAAGCAACAAAAAATAAAACTTGGGCTGATGTTAAATCAGAAAATGGAAATGACCCAGCTAAAATAGCAGATTACTTAAACAGTACTCCTGATTATAAACCAGGTGACCTTACAAAGAAAGGTATGGCTGAAATGGGTTATAAACAAGGTGAAGATGGTAAGTGGACTATTGATAATGTTCTTGACGAAATCGACAACATTTCCGCTTCAGATGAAACAGTAGCAAATGCAGTTCAGTCATTTACAAATCCAGAAACAGGTGATGTTGATGAAGGAAAAGCAAATGCTGCTATCAATGAATATGAACAAAGACTTGTTGAGCTTGGAGCCGCTACTTATGATAAAGATGGCAACTTTATATTGAAACCAACTTCAGAAGGAAAAGGTTGGGAAACTTGGGCTACATTGTTATCTGTAGGTTTGTCAGTTATTGGTATTGCTATGGGCGTACCTATCATTCCAATCAACTTCAGAGCTGTTACAGGTAAAGACTCAAGAGATGCTCAGATTCAGGCATTACAGCAACAGTATATGAACATTAAGTCAGACTCAGCTAAAACAATCGACCAGATGAATGCAGATGTTGGTGCAGGACAGATTGCTCAGAATAATCAAGATGCTCTTGCAGCACAGGAAAAACACGCTCAAGCAACAGCCGCTACAAAAGATGTTATTGGTGCTCAGACAGGTGCTGAAAAAGAACTTATTGAAAATAGAACAGACGCTGAAATCAGAAAAGATGAAGAACAGTTTAATCGTGATATGCGGAGACTTAAGTCAGACCAGGACTTCCAGTTGAAGATTGCAGCATTACAGCAACAGTATGCTAAAGAAATGGCAGAACTTCAGTCAGCATTGACAACAGATTCTGCTATTGATGTAATGAAATACCAGAACAGCGGTTTCTTGAAAGACCTTAAAGATATGGGAATGTCATTCAGTGATATTGCTTCTTATACAGCAGCTAAGAATGGTATTTCACCTTCTGATAAGAACTGGAATCGTGTTAAGATGGTATCTGATATGGTTAACGACACTGCTGGCACAGTTATTGACGGCCTTAACCCATTGAAGAAAAAGTAATATTTATAGGAGACAGAGAGTATGCAAAGTATTGGTGAAATGTGGGCTCGTTCAGTTAATGACAAAACACAGCCTCAGAAAGTCGAAAATGCTATTACTCCTGCTCCTGTAAAACCTGTTAAGGATAATGAAACAGAGAGCAGAAAAGCAAGATTCAGACAAAACATATTAAATAGTAATAACAAACAAAAAGAGGAGCAACCAAATGGATAAGAAAAGATTGACATTGCTTTCCGACATTATTGACAATGATACATCTAAACATCAGTATATGTTGGCACGCTATTTGAATGACCCATCATTTGATTTACGCTCAACTAATGAATACAGTTATTTCAACTATGGATTTTCATTTGCTCAGGATAATGACTTACACCAGCCAGCAAATGTAAACGTTATTAAGTCGGCTATTGATACATTGGTTTCAAAAATCAGTAATCAGAAATGCCGCCCCTACTTTAGTTCAGTAAATGGAACATATAAAACAAAACAGGTTGTAAGACAAGCACAGCAGTTCTTTGATTACATTTTCGATGAAGAGCAGGTAAACTACAAAGTATCTCACGCTTTCCGTTCTGCTTGTATTTGCGGTAATGGTTATGTATTCTTAAATCCGTTTACTTACAGACTTGAAGTATTGGAACCTTGGACTGTTGGTATTCAGCATACTGAAAAAGCGTATGGTTGTCCAACTGATATGTTGGTAAAGTTTAACAACTATCCAACTTCATTGATTGAAGATTACAAAGATAAACAAGATTACGTTCAGTACTGTATTTATATTTCAGTAAAAGAACATAAAGCATATCGCTTGATAAATGCCAAAGAAGTTGAAGTTATTGATTATGAGCCAGATGTATTGCCATTAGTTTCTATCAGTTATTGTGACCCAGTATTTGGTAGAAAAACAACTTCTATTGTAGAAGAACTTAATGGTATTCAAACTCAGATTGATATGATAAATCAGAAGATTGCTGCAGCCGCTCAGTTGACTCCAGCAAACTCAGTTTACGTTCTTGAAGGAAGCTCATTAGATGCTGAAAAGTTGACAAATAAATCAGGTGAAGTATATCAAATCAAACTTCCGCCTGGAATGAACAGTTTACCTATTCAGCAAGTAAACCCAGCTCCATTTGACCCAATGTGGCAGTCAATGCTTGATTATTATGTTAAGCAGGCATTTGAATCTATTGGACTTTCTCAGTTGTCAGCAACAGGAAAGAAACCAGCAGGAGCAGATAGTGGTATTGCTTTATCAACTCTTGAAGATGTTGAATCAGATAGATTTGAAACACAGTTGAATGCTTTCATTAAGATGTATACAGATATCGCTAAAATGTATATAAACGTATTGCCAGCAAATGCTGATATTATTCCAGTAAGCCAGAACACATCTCCACTTAAATGGAAAGACTTATTGAAAGAACAAGGAATGTTTAAGGTTCAGTATTCAGCCGCTACATTCTTGTCAAAACAGCCATCAGAAAAGATTAAACAGATTAGTCAGTTGTCTCAGGCTGGATTGATTGGTGTAGAAAAGATTGCTGAGTTACTTGACAACCCAGACTTGGAAGATGCTTATTCATTCGCTCAGGCAGTTCATAACGCTTGTAATAAAGTTATTGAAGCAACTATAGAAGGTGAAGAAGTTGATATTCCAAAGTTTATTTCATATGAACAGTTGGCAAAAGATATTTCACAGACACAAAACCAGTTGTATGCTTCATTGTCAGGTGATAAAGGAGATAAGGAAATCAACGAACAGATTGAACGTCTTACTGCACTTGAAGATAGATTGTATGACATTATGGATGAAGAAGGTTTCATTCAGTCAGAACAGTTGGAAGGGCCACAAGGTTCTGAAGATGGTTTACAAGTAAATAACCAAGTTGGTCAGGCAGCATCTATTGCAGATGAACTTGCTAATCCAATGAATGAAGTTGAACCAAATGAAGACTTGGCAAATGGACAGGAAGCAATACCTGCTCCAATGATGGAGTAAATAAATGATTTTGAAGTATTTGAAAGAAGCTATTGAACTTAGAAAACAAGCAAAGAACTTGGCGAAGGCTGAGAAACGGCTAGAGAAAAGTGAGTTGGACTATTTGATGTTGGAAAATATCATCAAAGGAACCAACAAGGAAATCGTGGTAAAGTTGGCAAATGGAACAACTTTAACTATTAAAGAATCGAAGAGTGAGACAGGTTATACATCATTTAATGATAAGTATAACGCCGCTCATAAATAACACTCGTATACTATTATAAAATAAATAAATGGAGAATAAAGAATGTTGGATGAAGCAAAACTTTATACACTTCTCAAGCAGTTTGAAGCTCGCCTTAATGCTCTTGAGGACAGTGTAAACAACACACTTATTGGTGGACTTAAGGAAGCAGCTAATACATACATCGATAATGAAAACTATGGCATTTTCGGTGACAAATATGGTGCTGCTATTGATGAAGTTGCTCCAGACCTTGCTATTATCAATGGTGAGGATTTTGATGCAAGACGTTCCCTTTACGACAAGATTAAGGGTATGGATGGATATGGTAGTGAAGGTTTCGATGAAGAAGCTGTAGTAAAGGCTACCATTGATGAACTTAAGAATAAGTTGAATGCTATTCGTGGTGTTAAGAACGAAGTACCAGTTGAAGGCGTAGCCGCTGAAGAATCAGTCGAAGTACCAAGCGAAGAACAGCTGATGGCTGAACTTAAAGAAAGTAAATAAAGTCCGCGATGACTATAAAATAAGAAGGAAAATAGAATATGAGTGGAATCATTACAAACGATTATATGCGCGCTTTGCTTAAAACAGTGTATACAAGCGGTGTAGCAAACGCTAAGAAACAGGGTTCAACTGTTTTAGGTAAAGTAAAGAAAGAATCTTTCGAAGGAAAGGAAATGAAGTATGCTGCTCAGTATGCAAACGGCGGTAACTTCGGTGTAAACTACGGTGCAATCGTAGGTGCTATGGATGAAGGTGTTCGTAACGTTGAATGGACAATGGAACCAGGACATCTTACTGGTGTATTCTCAATCAACCAGCCAGAAGTACTTTCAAGTGCAACTGACCGTGCTGCTTATATGAAAGTAATCGCAAACAAAATGTCAGGATGTTTTGACGGTCTTGCTAAAACACTTGCTACATTTATGTACTCTGGTAAAGATGGTATCGTTGGTAAAGTTGTATCTGCAACTGGAACAACAATCACTGTTGACCGTTCAACAGCTCTCAAGATGGACCTTGGAACAAAGTTCCGTATCGTATCTGACATTGCTGACTACGCTTCAGCTTCTGTTCTTACAGTTATTGGTAAATCAAAAGGTGTTATTACATACTCTGGTACAGGTGTTTCTCCAGTTCCAGGTGACCTTATCGTTCTTAACGCTAAAGGTAATGGTGTAGCTGGTCCTGATGGTTTGGCAGATATTATCCCAGTAACTCGTACTGATGACAACAAGATGTTCCGTGGTGTTGACCGTTCAAAGGCTTGGGACAACCTCGCAGGTCAGGCTGTAACTTCAGAAGACCACACTGGTGCTAAAATGGCAGATGCTCTTGTTGAACTTTTGAAAGAAGTTAAACTTGCTGGTGGTACAAACGTATCTCTTATCATCAATGACGATGACTACGATACAATCACTAAAGCACTTGGTCTTAACCAGTACTACTTCGTTGGTGTAAACTCTGGTGAAAACAAGAACCACGTAACAAAAGGTATGACATCTCTTGCTACTGCATTCGGTGATGCTTTCACAGGTAACGCAATCATTGACCCATACTGTCCAAAGGGAACAGCATATATGATTGACCTTGATGACTTTACATTCTACGGTTTGAATGGTATTGACAAGGTAATCAATCCTGTAGCAAATGACCAGCTTGGTAAATATGATATTGAATCTGTTGGTGACGCTGGAATCGGTGATAACCCATCAGTTCAGTTGAATATGGACAAACTCTTCACAATCTCTGAAGGTCAGGCTGATGAAACTGGTCCTACATTCCTTGTAGCTGCTCACCTTTATGGTAACTTCGCAATCCGCGATACAGCAGCTTGTGGTGTTTGCCAGTTCTAATCAAATCTCCTCTACAGTACTAACTATATTGTAGAGGAGTATAAAAAGATATGAACAAAAAAAGAATAAAAGAAAAAGAACTTAAAAAACGTGAAGCCTTAGCAATGGAACTTTATGGTTCAACTAAATACAATGTTATTGAGAAGAACCATAAAAGAATCGTTTGGTTGCGGAAGTACTTAGGTATTTCGAATAGACCAAGACGTATATCGGTTGCTGAGTTGCTTCTTCAAAGATTAAAAAGTTAATCTCCTATTCAGGCTAGTCAGAAATGGCTAGCCTTTTTTTATTGCAGAAAAACTATTAAAAAATAAACGGAGAAAATGACAAATGGTTAGACAGGCAATAGATAGGCAAGCAGGTATATTTACACCAGATGAAAGCGACCACTTGAATGTTGCTTTGTCTCAAATAAACGAAAAGATTAAAGCAGTGAAAACTCCTGTTATTGGTTGGCACTACGATGTTCAAGACATTCTCATTGATGGCGCTATAGATAACAACAGTATAAAGATTGGTCCATATTTTCAGCTCAACTTTTCTTTCAACTCAGATGTTGAGATTAGCAACTTTAACATTCCTGATATGGTTGTTGCCGCTGTAGATGAAAATGGCTTCAACTATCAAGTATCAATAAATAACAATAAGATTAAAGGGTCAGCATTGAAACAAACATTAAGAGTGTCTACATATTTTTTACAGTAAAGGAGAATAAAGAAAATGGCAAGGACACCGAAAACAATAATCGTAAATCCTAAAGCCCAGATTGCTCCTAATGGTTCTATTCAAGGAGCAAATCATATATTATATCAAGACTTTGATGCCGTTGATTGTTTATACAACAGTTTGGCAGAGTATTTCACTACAGGTAAAGTATCTGGTACTTCTCATTTAGGAAAGATTATTCAGAAAGACTTTGATGTTATTGAAAAACGGTTGGCAAAAGGTCAGCCTGATTTAAGACATATCAAAGACTTGATGGATATTACTGGCAAGGTACAGGAATATAGAGATAACAAGAAAGCAACTGATAAAGACTTTATTGAATATCTTTTGCGTAAAAACTTATTTGAGTGGCAGAAAGCAGTATTTGATGATTATGCTAAGAAAATAGATTTGATATGTGGTCGTCGTTCAGGTAAATCATACGCAATCGCCGACTTAATGCTTAAACACTGTAATGAAGGTTATGACAATATCGAAATAGATGGACGTATTGTAAAGAAACCACGCTCTGCTGTTTATATTGGATTGACATTACAGAAAGCAGCAAACAACGTTTGGCAGTTGTTAAAAGATGAAATAGCAAGATGTAAAATACCAACATTAAAAATAGATAACAGTGCTTACCGTATTGATTTTGCTAATGGTGCTTTCATTGAACTTGCTGGTAACAGTACAAAAGCGGAAAGAGAAAAGATTCGTGGTAAAGACTCATCTATGTTTGTTATTGATGAAGCACAGTCACATCAAGGTCTAGGTTATTTAATAACATCTATTATCCAACCTATCGTTAAAGGTAGAAATGGTGTTATGGTATTATCAGGTACAGGTCCAATAACTGCTGGTGGTGTTTGGGAACAGATTATAAATGATGATACTTGGTCTAAACATACTGCTACAATGGAAGATAACCCAACAATACCAGAAGGTGCATTACTGGATGTATTGATTGAAAACGGTTGGGATGAGAATAACATTACATATAGACGTGAGTATTTAGGTCAAGTTGTTTATGACGCAAACAGACTTATTGTACCAAACAGAGCATACTTCTCACTTGATGATATTAAGAATAGAACATTTGATGCTTGTATTATTGGTATGGACTACGGTTATTCAGACTATAACGCTTTTGTACCAATGATTAGAGATAGCCTTTCTAAGAAATGGTATATAGTAGATATCACCAGAAAGAACCATTTGTCTTCAACTGAGATTGTAAATGAGTTCTTGGCATTATCTAAGAAAATAGAAACTGAATGGAAAATACCAAAGACTAAACAATACGCCGTTGCTGATACTTCACATCAACAGATTACTAGAGATATCTACAACAAAGGTTTCTATAACATCAGTAATGCAGAAAAGTTGGGTGAAGTTCAAATGTTCCAAGACTTGGCAACCGATTGTTCTTTAGGTAACGTATTGATGATTAAAGGCAGTGATGTTGATAATGCTTTCAATGTTGCTTCTTGGCGTTTTGATGAAGAAAGACAGGCAGTTATTTATGAAGTCGATGATAAGTTTAATCACGAAAATGGTATTTCAGATATAGC